CCACCATTCTTCCCATTCTTCCCGCCGTTCTTCCCGTCATTTGCACCGTTCTTCCCACCATTCTTCCCACCATTCTTCCCACCATTCTTCCCGCCAAGCTTTAGAGGGCCTCAGGTTTTCTAGTAGTTAGACAAAAAATAAAACCCCTTACCAAACAAGTAAGGGGTTTTATTCTTGTATGATATATACTATGAATGATTGGTTCACTAAAGACAGGTCAGAGACCTACGAAACTCGCATGCCCCCCAGACAGATGGGGTCTATAGATGTGATAAACCCAGCTCTAGGCATCAATGTCTATAGAAATGTTTTCACGGACGCACAGACGCAAAACTACATAGAAACACTAGAGGGCCACCTAAACGGGCAGACTAAGTGGAAGTGGAATGGCGCTCAAGTAACAAACTCGGCAGAGGTTGACCTAGAGGCAAGAAATGCAAAAGACTTTAAATTTAACTCTAAAGGCCTAGGCCCCACAGACGAAGAAAACGTAGAGCTCTATCGCATACATTCCGAAATCTTTAGCAGAGTTAAGGCTTGCGTAGATGATTATGGGCGCTACTGGGGCGTAGGCATGATGGCATACGAGGCATTTAATTTTGTTAAGTACGAGGGGGCCGGAACGCACTTTAAAATCCATGCTGACCACGGTCCTACATATGTGACAACAGTGTCGATCGTTGTATATCTGAACGACGACTACGAAGGGGGAGAACTTTGGTTCCCTAGGTTTAATCTATCATTCAAGCCTAAGGCCGGAGACATTGTTGTATTCCCTTCAACATATATCTACGAGCACGCTTCTCAGGACATGATTAGTGGTACAAAATACTCTGTCGTAATAATGAGTGACTATAATGATAGAGATGGCGTCAACCAAAGAGTCTCTCAGGTTATCCAAAACTACGAACTAAAATACTAAAAACAGGACATCATGACTGAAAATACGGCAGAGAATGCGCAGCAAGATCCAGGACAAGAAGAGCAGAAGCTGATTAGTCAGCGACTAGCATCATGGTACAAAATAGACGAAGTTACTTGGAGCTCTGCAGAAGAGGTTAGGCCAGGTAGCGGAGTTTGGGTATATCACGACGTGCTACCTGAAAGCATGGACATTATTCAGCGACTAGAAGAAGTGTTAGACAGCCCGGACAATAACTATAGCTATCAAGAAGCCATGGTCGGATATGGCATGAAAATGCCAGAATATAGGGACTGCTATGACTTTAAATACAAGAGACATGATTTTGATCAAGACTCATCCGAGTGGGGAGATAAGCTGCGACAGCTAGCGGACGATACGGTGTATCGTCAGCTTCAGGTGGTGAAAGATTATACAAGAAGGTACAACATTGGTGAATTACGCTACTGGGAAGCTACTAACTACATCAAGTATGGCCCAGGACAGCACTTCCAAGAACACCACGATCACGGTTACTCCTATAACTGTGTTGTCTCGCTAGTTGCTTACCCTAACGATGACTATGAGGGAGGGGAACTGTACTTCAGATTGCAGGGAATCACCGCAAAGGCACGAGCGGGAGACGTTTTTATTTTCCCATCTAACTTCATGTACCCTCACCGTGCTATGCCAGTAAAAACTGGAACTAAATACTCTATGGTTACAATGTTGGACTATAGCGATAAATTCCACTCTGGTGCCACGTTTAAAGAGGAAACCGGATCATAGATGGGAACATTTACAGTAACTAAGACTCACGAAAATGCAGCAACCATAGAGCCACTGCCAGCGACTCGTGAATGGATGGACGAAACAGCAGAGAAGCACGCATACATGTGCTTCCCACTCTCTGTCTCAAATCGCTTAGGATGGGGCATATCTTTTCCAGAAGATATTTCTTTTATTTGGGACGGAGTCACAGACACAACTTCTGATCATATAAAGATTCTTAAAGGTTCTAGATATGCTTCTACAGTTAGAGGAAATGCTACAGTCAGCTTAAACACCGGGCTAATCTTTAAGACAGATGAAGACACAACTACTCTAGCAATGCCGGTACCTAACCTGTTTATTAGAGGTGCTCAGTGCTATACCACTCTAATAAGTACGTCTTTTTACATGCCAGAACTTCCCTTAGCTTGGAGAGTTACCGAACCAAACATAGAAATTACTATCCCGGCTGGTCAACCAGTGGCTGCCATAATCCCAATTTCGCTTACAAACCTACAAGAAAACTACACGCTAGAGATGACTAACGAGTATCCAAACCATAGCTACTGGGAAGAAGTGAAGAAATACGGAGATGCCGCTGAGCTAAAAAATTCTGTAGGCGACTGGTCCAAGATGTATAGAGATGCGGTCGACTACAATGGAAAAAAGGTCGGATCTCACGAAGTAAAAGCTCTTAAGTTAAAAACAGTGACTTGCCCGTACACCGGAAAATCTTATGAAGTAGAGGGTGATCAGCCAATTGGACACGCGTAAAATAAAATTTACAAGGAATAGACCTTGGCTGACACTAGAAAGCCCGTCTACCCCGAAGCCTACAGGTAAAACAATTCCTGAGTGGTATAAAGATGGCGACAGGTTTGCCAAGCACCCAGTGACAGGGGAGCCTTGGAAAGATCCAATGAGCGGCGGCAAGATTCCTACATGGAAGGCCTGCCCTGCGGTTTACGACATCATGGCAACTGGATATGTCTATAGGACCCCGTGCGACATAGAGATTACTGAAACAACGAGTGGACAGATTACAGCAAAAGTTTTAGATAGTCAGTATCAAGATTTTTTGCAATTTAGAACTCCAATGCCTCAGTTTAAGTCTCCAGCTGGATATCACGAAGTTCACTTTGCTTGGTGGTCCGACTGGGCAGTATCGCTTCCAGAAGGGTATAGTGCACTCTACTCTCAGCCATTTAATAGGTTTGAACTTCCATTCTTAACAACCAGCGGGATTATCGATAATGATCACGTAAATCTTCCAGGTACTATGCCGTTCTTTGTCATTAAAGGCTTCTCGGGAATTATCCCCGCAGGGACCCCATATGCTCAGATCCTACCGTTCAAACGCGAAAACTGGGAGTCAGAGATTGACGCATCTATTAGCTATGAAGACATGGCAAGACTAAATCACGAGAACAGTGCTAAATATAGGCAATCAGATGGTGGCATATATCAGCGCGATGTCTGGGAAAGAAGGAAGTACGAGTGATGAGGTCAGAAGAGGCAAATAGCGAAATAGTTAGCGATTACGTATCAATCACACCGTCTGGATTTTTTGGTGACTCTGTAGACAATATTGTTGCAATCGAAGATTTTATGACCGAAGAAGAGTTAACGCTTCTAAATGCTTTCGCAAAGACCAATGAGACTTGGGATGTAACCGAGACTCATTACAACGAAGACGGCACTGTAATATATGACGCCGGCTACTGGGACCATCGAGTTGCAACTGCGCCTATCCTAGAGAAAATAGCTCCTGACGTAAATGAAGCGATTAAAAACATGCAGGCTAGGCTAAAAGAGAGAGTGGATCAGTTTTTTAACGTAGATGCTCGCCCAACAAGTCCTGCAATCGTTCGCTGGCTACCTGGTCAGCGCCAACAGCCACATGCAGACAAAGAGCTACATGAGGGCGAAGGCCGAGGAAAGCCAAACGATTTCCCTTATTACGATATTGCTGGACTGTTCTATATTAATAGCGACTACGAGGGTGGCGAGCTTTACTTTCCTAATCAAGGAATTCAGTTTAAGCCAAAAGCTGGTGCTGCGTACTTCTTCCCTGGAGATATGAATTACATTCACGGGGTGACAGAGATTAAGTCTGGAATTAGGTACGTGTGCCCATTCTTCTGGACCATAAAGTCGCACAATATATCCCTATAGTAAAATAGAAGTAACCCAGAAAGAGCTAACTATGCACCTATCTAAGAAGCTACACGAAGAAGTTTTTTACTATGAAGATGTTTTTGAAGATCCAGAAGGTTTGATCGCTCTTATCGAAGAGCTAGACGCAGACGAGACAACCCACTCGGTTGTTCCAGAGTGGGGTTTTTGGTTTTCAAATACCAAGGACGGGCATAGCTTCGGCAGTAAGAAAGATTTTGCTCCAGATAAGCTAAGTGAGCTAGAGTCTCCACGCAAAGCTGATGTAGAGCGAGTAGTTAGCACTATCCAAAGGGCTGTTAGTGATGTAGCTACTTCGTACTATAAAGATCGCGAATTTGAAGGAGAGCCAAACATGTCTCCTTTTGTGGGAATTATGAAGTATCGCCCAGGCTGCGACATGGGAGCCCACTTTGACGCTCAGGCTGGAGACCGAAGCCTAAAGTATTCGATTGTATTATACCTAAACGACGATTACGAGGGCGGCGAAATCTCGTTCATCATTAGGCCTTATGACCTAAGAAACCCAAAGAACGGCCACCTTAAGCCCAAGCCAGACGCCGAAGACCCAGAAAACAAAGAATTAGTGGACTTCACACTCAAGCCCAAAGCTGCTTCAGCTTTGATCTTCCCGTCTACGCACCCATACAAGCATCAAGTTCACATTATGAAAAAGGGTGATAAGTACATCTTCCCTGGATTCGTATTCAAGGAAGAATTCAACCCTAATGACCCAGACTCAAGGCGCGAGTTTAACGCTGGATCTCTGTATGAGTCGCCCGAAGAAGGCGTCTATTACGACGAAGCTTAGTTGGCAGCGACCATGAACTACGAAATTTTGACAAATAATGCTCTGCATTTCCCTAATTTGCTAGAAACCCCAGAAGGGGGACAGCTCAATCCAACAAACCAAACTTACGTAGATGAGTTTAAACTAAAGGCCGCCGCTGGTGAAGGCGACTCATACATGTTGACCATTGCTCGAGACGGAGAAAGCCCGGTCAGATCAATTTATTTTTATGACAATGCGATAGACGCCGCTACTGGATACGCAGCATATACAGACTGGGGATTTGCCAAGGACTTTTTGACTGTTGAACTATATGAGCCAACTGGCAGAGTTCACAGCAAAGTACTTCGCAGGCCTAGGGGTGGGGAGTGCGTATTTGTTAGGCAGGACTACCACGACGCCACCGAAATTATTAAGAAACTAAACGGGGAAATCTCGGAGCAGCACTACAACTACTTGGCATATGAGTTTGGTAAGCTGTTCTCAAAGGACAATCAAAGATTTGATCACAAAAGATTTCTAGTAAACCTAGGATACACAGGAGAAGAAAATGACCACCACTGAGTTCGGAGAAAAAGGACACTACAAAGAAGACATTATTCGCTACCGTGGATTTATGTCACCTGAAGAGTGCGCCAAGATTGTTGCTTACTTCGAAGACGAGTCTCAGCCTTGGACTATGTCTGCCTTCTTTGAGTCCTATGGAATGAGCCTTCTTCCAGAAGATCCGCTGTTAGAAAAGTATGACCTACCTAAAGACCACCTAGCTAAACTTGCAGCCAGACTGCAGGCAGTGGTAGAGGACGCTCACCAGCGCCCAGTTAAGTCCGTGTCTTCTCACGCTCAGAAGTGGCAAGTAGGGGCGTTTGCCTCATTCCACTCAGACAACACTGATATGGAAGGCAACCCCTCCGCTTGGGAGAAGAGCAAGCTAGTTTGCCTTCTGTACATCAACGATGACTATGAAGGTGGAGAGCTTGATTTTAGAGATCACGACATCACGATCAACCCTCTAGTCGGGGAGCTTGTCACATTCCCTGGCGGAATTGAAAACGTTCACCAAGTGAGGGTTGTAGAGTCTGGTACTCGCCACACAATTGGCGCGTTCTGGGACTATGCCGAGTCCGTATACTCCGAAGAGCGTATGCAGGAGTGGGAAGATGAAATTCAAAAAGTGCGTGAAGAGCAAAAAGTAATGCAGGATGAGTGGCGTGATCAGGTCTCTAAGGGCGAACACCCACTAAAGAAGAGCAATAATTAGGACATAGTAACTCAGTTTTACAGTAATAAGGTAAAATTATAGGGACTAGTCTACTTTTCCCCTATAAGGACTCTTGGCATGAGCTATCTCCGTGGCAATATCCATGATCTCATAACAGATCAAGGGGCTACTGTGCACCAAGTGTTTACGTTAAAAAATTCTGCACGTCAAATTATTGCACTCACTGGGTACACTGCACGTATGCAGGTTCGACGTAGAGACATTGAAACTAGAGACCCAGCACTAGTCGTTATTGCTGAGTACACGACCGGAAACGGGTACTTAACTGTGAATGGTGCCGCTGGCACCGTGACGCTTCTCATCCCCCCTGCAGATATGGCTGGATATGAACCGGGCACGTATGTCTATGACATTGAAGTCGAGACAGCCAATGCGGGCGACACTACCCGCATTATTCAAGGAAAATTTATTGTAAGAGCCGAGGTAACCAAGTAATGGTACTCTCCGACAATTTTGCATACGTAGATGTTAAAGGCCCTGGCCCTCAGGGTCCTGCTGGCCCAACTGGCCCAACTGGCCCTGCTAATGGTCCAACTGGTCCAACTGGTGCAACTGGTGCAACTGGTGCAACAGGTGCCACAGGAGCAACGGGTGCAACAGGTGCAACTGGTGCCAGCAGCACAATTGTAGGACCGACTGGTCCAACTGGTGCTACTGGCTCAACTGGTGCCACTGGCGCAACTGGAGCTACAGGAGCAAACGGCACCAACGGTGCAACAGGTGCAACTGGTGCAACTGGTGCAACTGGAGCTACAGGAGCAACAGGTTCTACTGGTCCAACTGGCGCTACGGGCGCGACTGGTGCAACTGGTGCAACAGGTGCTGTAGGACCTACTGGTGCAACTGGTGCAACAGGTGCTCAAGGTCTATCTGGCTTAAGTATCACCGGTCCTACAGGTGCTG